GGCAAGCGCCGCTTGCCGCTTGGTGCGGGTCGACGCTCTCGAGCCCTCTTTGAGCGCCGAGCGCGCAAACGCCGCCGTCGACTTGCCCGCGGCCTTTGCCTTTGCCGAGAATGCCCCGGGCCGCTTAATCGCGCCCTGAATCCACTTCTCTGCCATGCGGAGCCTCCCAACAGAGCTTTGTTTGCAGTGGGTGCATATCCACCCGGGGGCGACCTTCACGCGACCATGAGCCGCCACCGGCCTCGCCGACGAGCCGATAGCCCGCCGCCCGCAAGCTCGTGCCGAGCTCCGAGTCGAGAATGTAGGTCACGCACCGCCGGTACCCGAGCGCGAACGCCGCCCGCCGGGCGGCCCCGTAGAGAAACGAGCACGCATTCGGCGTGCCGTCGCTCGCGAGCCGGAGCACCTCGACGGTGAAACCGTCATCAAGCCGCCGCGCCACCGGGCGCCCCACAATGGCGACTCCGACGATCTGCTCGCCCACCGCAGCCCCGAGGCAGAAGCGGCACCCGCGGGCCGGCCCATGGTGACGGTGGTACCTCACCACATAGGCGTTCGCCTCGCGCAACGTGAGCGGAACGCACATCATCGCGGGAGCCGCGGGAGACGGCGGAATAGGTCGGCAATGTTTGCGGTTTTCCCAACACGCCCCTGCCCGAGCGGTGCGGGTGGCCGCATACCCAGTATTGCTTTCGCCTTGTTGCGGGCGCCGGAGTGGGGCTTAAAGAGCGGTGTGCCGGGTACCTGTGGCGGCGTCGGGCCAATCCGCCGGCCAAGGGTATTGATACCGCGGTTCGGCGTCGCCCCTATATAAGGAGGCGGCCCACCAATCGCACCGACGGGTGGCGGCATGGGGTTGGTGGGGTAGCTCGGCGGTATCGGAGCCCCGGGCGGCCCACCCGGCGGCGGCCCCATGCCCGGCGGCATACCCGCCGGCCCCGGCCCGGGCATGCCCGGCGGGAGCGGTGGCATCCCGCCAGGCGCCCCACCGGGCGGCCCGGCCCCGGGTGGCCCCTGCAAGGTCGCCATGGCTTGTTGAAGGCGTTGCACCTCGTTGGCAACCTCGAAGCCGAGGTGGTCTTGCACATGCTTCTGCATGAGCGTGTGCGCGTCGTCGGAAAGGTCGCCACGATCCAGCACGTGTTGGTGGCCCTGCACATGCTCGACGTGGTTGTCGGCGGGCGACACTTGCAGCTCGGCCGCCCGGTCGACGCGGGCGAGCGCGTTCTCATAGCGCCAATCCTGCGCCTCTTTCGGCCCCGTCGACTTGAGCACGCGGTCGGCGTTCGGCAGCCCGAGCCCGAGCGACCAGTATTGCGTGAGAACATATTTCCAGTCGACGGTGACGTTCTCGGCGGCGAGCTGGTCGGGCGGAACCTGCACGAGGAGCGCTATCCCCTGCACCATCTGCTGCGCGCGGACTTGCTGGTTCAACGCCGACGTCGTCCCTAACCATTCCCATTCGTACTCGCCAACGAGGTCGGCGACCGACACCGGGTGTTCCAAGAGCTCGACGCCATCCTGCCCGGCCACCTTGAGCACGATGTCCCGGTCGAGGCATTGCTGCGCGAGGATATCGGAGCGCTCGAGGAGCGGCTGCATGACGTCATCTTCGAGGTTCTCGATGACGGCGCGGATGTCGACCGCGCTATCCGCCATCTGTGCCGCGAGCCCCGAGGGCGAGTTGTCACCGCCCGTCGCCTGCCCCGGCACGATCGGCCGGGCTGGAGTCGGAGCAACAAGATTGTCGCCAATCCCGAGGTAGCCTTGCACGGCGGCGAAGCCGGCTTGTGCGGCCCCTTGCGGCGGCGTGGTGAATTGCACGCCGGCGGGATTCGCAAGCCACTTGGCCCCCGGCGTCATGCGGAGCGACGTCGGGTCTTGCACCGCGCCGATATCGACGACGGCTATCGGATTGGTCGACCAGACGAACGCGTCGGACGACTGATTGCCGAGATCGTTGACGAAATACTGGATGTAATCGAAGACCTCCGGCAGTCCTCGACCATAGAACTCCTCGGCGATCTCGACGAATTTCCCGGCGAGCCATTGCGAGCCGCCGTGGAAGAACGGCCGCTTCTGTACCCGGAGCGGCACGGTATCGGCGCCGAGCGTCACGAGGTACCGCTCTGCCCCGTTGCCTTCCAAATCCGCAACCCAAGAACACTCGGTGATATCGAGCGGCCGGAGCCCAGCGGGGAGGTTTTGGTCGAGGGGCGCCGTGAATCCTTTGTCGGCGAGCCGGATCGCGAGCGCGTCGTATTTCCGGCCCGAGGCGCTCGAGCCCCGCGAGCCGATCGCCTCGTCGTAGAGCCGCAGAAGCTCGTCGACATTCTCGTAGACGTTGGTCGACTTCCGGTTGCCCGGGTCGAGGGGGCGGTTGGCGAGCTCGTTCACATGCGCCCGGCTGACGCACCGATCCTCGAATGCGAGCGACGCGGCGTCGACGCTCGGCGCCGTCACGGGCCAGACGTAGAACGCGAACAGGTCGACGGGCTCGAAGGTCGGCCCGAGGAAATCGGCGACCTTCTCGAGAACCTGCTTCGTCTTCCCCGTCGGCGCCCCGTCGTCGTCGAGGACATCCTGGAGCGCCGGCTGCTCGTGCTCGATGCACCGCCACACGTTGCGCACGGGCGAGGTGCCGTACATCACGAGCTGGCGGAGAAACGGCAACGCGTGGCGGCGGAGCCGCATGTGCCGGCGCATCCAATATTTTTGGAGCGCGACTTTTGCCGGGACGCGTTTCTCGAAATCCTCGGCGAGCGCGCGGCACGCAAACCAATCGTTATCGGGGAAGAGGTCGCGTTTTAGGCGGGTAACCCATTGCTCGATCCAGCGGCGACCGATCGGAAAGTACGTGTTGGTGCGGCCGCGGTAGCCTTGCACGTCATGGCGGAGCGACCAAATTCGGTAGTACCGGAGCCACCGGTCGCGCAAAACCATGCGCTCGTTGCGGGTGCTCGTAATGAGCGGTGAGAGCTCCTCTCTGATCCGGGCTTGTATCTCCGGGTCGACGGCAAGGTTCACGGCGGGCTCGCCGCGAGCCGGCGAGAGCGCCGGCCCCGCGGCGGTCTTTTTGGTCGCCGCCGCTACGGCCCCACCCGGTGCCATCTCGGGGCGGAGCCGTCTATCGCATAGGGGGCGGCGTGGCTAGCCCGGCGACTCGAAGAGCGGCCGCCGCCGCGGGCGCCTCGCCGTGCCGCGGCGTTTGAGCATGCGCCGGGCGCGACTACGGAGATAGACGTAGGCGTTAAAGCATGCCCGCGAGCATGTCGGCGTCGTCGTCTGGCCCGCCGCCGAGCGCATGCGCCAAAAGACCGCACGACACTCCGGGTTGGAGCATTCGAGCCATACCCGAGAGGGGGAGAGGGCCGCGGGCGGGATAGAGGGGCCACCCGCGGCCCTACATCGGTCGACTCGTGCGGCATCACTCGCCCGAGGTGCCCCACGCGCTACCATGCGCAATCCGCCTTCGCAATCGCCTGGAGCTTCTTCATCCAATCGGCCGCCGAGCCCTGCAAGTTGTCGTGCAGGTAATCGAGCGCGTCGACGACATCCTTGTACGGGTGCACGTTGAGCGGCTTTCCGGTTTTGGGATGGCAGGCGAAGCCACCGGCGAGCGCGCTATGCAGGATCGGGCACCGCGGCGACACGAGGAGCGCAGGCGACGGCTCGGGCTCGCCGGGTACCAGTACCCGACGCAGCATCCGTTGCCGCAAACCTTCAAACCGCCGGCCGTGGTTCGAAAAGGTTTGGAGCATGATGCCGGCTTTTAAGAGTTCGCGGCGGATGGACCCGAGCTCCATCTCGTGGAGCGCTTCCGGGTCGCCCGCGTCGAAGCATGGCCCCGAGGAGCCGAGGAGGTCGAGCGTCGTTGCCTTGGTCGCCTCGATTTGCGCCGAGAGGCTCGCGTGCTCGAGCACCAATTCCGCCAACACTAACAGCCGGCCCCATGCGTCGACTTGCGCAAAGATCGTCACGGGGCACACTTGCCCGAAATCCCACCCGCGGAGCATGCGGGCGGACGGGTTGATCGGAATCTCGCGCCGCATGAGCGCCGGCACGTACTCCGGCAACACCGGGTCGCCGCCGCCCAAATCCCACGCAATCTCGAACTCGCGTTGCCACCCGCGTGGCGGCATGCCCCGCATGGCTTCCCGCTTCCATTGCGGGTCGCGCTTCTGCGGGTCGGCGGAATAGTGCACCTCGACGACGTGGACGCCGTTGCGCGGGCAGTCCCATTCCGTCACACCGTGGAGCGGCTGCGCCGCCTTGGTGCGCGGGTCGGGGCGCTCGACGAGGCTCGAGCTCGAGAGAAACGGCACCTAGTCGCCCGCGGCGCCTCCCGGGCTCGGGGGCGGCTCCGGTGGCCCGACGGGCTCCTCGGTACAGTCGTCGTGCGCCTTCTCCTCG